TTGCTTACTAAAGTTTTTACGATATCCGCTCAACCTCGAGACCAAACTCAGGTTCTTTTTCGTCTTGTTGAGTAGTATGATTAAATCCACTATTATAATAAGTACGCATATTTAGAATATTTTTACCGTTCTTCTCGTATTCCTCTCTAACTTCTGCAAACTTATCTGTTAAGCTTACACCATCACCATTATATTCGTCGTAAGGGTGAGTAGTGAAATAACTGAGTTCTCCTTCGTCATTATATATTTCAGTTGTTCGTACCATTATGCCACCTCTAGCATTTTACATGCAGCTTCAAGCTCAGCCTCAAGCTCCTCGTCAGTCCACACACTGAGGCGCATGCTACGAGCGTAGCCTTTGCTGTAAGCATCTGCTACAGCATAGTAGACACTCTCCTCGAGCTCGATGCGGTTGTACTCTTTAAGAGTACCACTAGGAACACGTGACTCCCAGTACTCGAGCTCTGTTGCTTCGGGCATCATACCCATGAAACAGCCAGGCTGCTTGCTGAACTCTTCAGCTTCAGCGCGCTGGGCGTTGATGAGATCTACTAAACCTTTTTCTAACTTAAACATAATGAACTCCTCTTTTCATTTTATAGATCTATTATACCCTGTTTTTTCAGCTTTGTAAACCCTAAAAACGCACTTTTTTTATTTTTTTTCTGTTTTATTTTTATCACCACACCATGGACAGAAAAAATCTCGTTTTATTGGGTCAAAGTTATCGCTTGTGGCTATAGAAAACCATGCTAAACATTTCTTACAAGTAAAATGCCAAATTGTTTCTTTTTGTACTTCCATTATAAATCCGATCCATACATAGTTGGTAAATTCATCCATTCTCTCCAATCAGTAGCATAATCTTCTTCGTAATCAAACATAATTTCTGCTGATTCTATATATTCTATATTTTTAAGAGGTACAGAAGAAGAATAACCAACATCAATTAATCCCCATGATCGCGGTTTTATTTTATTATATTCACACCACTTTTTAGCCTTTAAATCAAAGGGTTTATGTTTATCATGATTGTATATGATTGTAAAATCTGCAGACCATTCAGATTGATTAACAATCTTTTCTGCAATTGAGTCGTTATCATGATATATGTCATACATAGGTTTACCTACGTGACAATAATTTATACACACTGTACCAGGTTTTTGATTAAAATTAAATCTTTTTTGATCAGATTCTTCTAATAAAAACTTATCTGGATTTTTAAAAGAACATACAATACGTTTGCTATTAATACTTTCAAGATGGTGAATATTTACATTATACTTAATAATATGATCTTGTATTAATCGTGGAGCTTTATTAAAAAACTCTGGTTCCATCATTCTTTCGAAGTGTGTATGAAGCTCATTAAGATCTTCAGTATCTGGCAAATCTTCATAAAATTTTATGATACCAACTGATTTGTGTAGCTTTTCATAAATAGTATCATATGATACTTCATCATTTAAACCATAAATTCTATCACGTTCCCATATATTATTAATATTTTTTCGTACTTCGTTAAACCATCTTTGACTTAGTTCATCTTCATATGGATATATGTCAATAGATTCATTATTATCAAACTTTAGTCTTAGATAATACATCCAATTTTTTGCCTTTAATATCAACTATACCACATTTTGCAAATAATTCCATGAGGCGGGATGGATAATCTAACCATCCTGGATTAAAACTATATGCGTATGGATGTTCATGATGTTCTTTATGATACATTGCTTCAGGATCATTAAAACCTATAATCCACACATACCATGGTACATTACGAGTTTCGTCTTTTTTTGTATGCGCATATGCGTCAATAACACCTAATCCATGAAATTCTATAAATGATGCTGCAGCTAATATACTAAGACCTTCTATACCAAAAATAACAATAATAATAGACCATAATGCAAAAGCTATTGATTTTGGATATTTACTAAAAATCCATAAATGTCTATAATTTTTTAGTAAATCGAAATAAACTTTACGTTCTACAGTGGCATGTTCAGGCGTAGGTTTCCATAGGTGAAAGTGCGCAGCTAACATTCCTATTCTAGAAGGACTATGAGAATCAAGATCATCATCTAAATGATCGTGGTGCAATCTATGAACAACGGCCCAATCTAATGGACCACCAGGAAATATATGTCCAGATATTGACAAGTAAATAACAATGCATTGTTCTACAAATTTAGATTTAAATCTCCACACACCGTGTGTCACACCCTTATGCAAAAAAGTAGATACAGAAAAAACTTGTAATTGAAATAAAACAAAAACAAGAGCCAATAACCAATATGCTCCATCTACATATAAACTATTATAGATGAAATATATTGTTAATAGATGCGTTGCAATTGCTATAAATAACCGTTCTAGGCTAATAGCCATTTATCAGATATTTCCTTTGTATGTTTGCATTTTCCGTGCACCGCCATACCAATACACTCACACGAAAAACCTTTATCTGTGAATCCTACTGTATATTTATCACCGCGACTTCCGATAATAGCATATTCTATACCTACAGCCCAATGGTTTTTGAAGTCAATTTCCGGTGTATTTAAATATTTATCTCTAAATTTACGCGGCATCTTCGTACTCCTTAAATAATTCTTCTTGCAGATAATATGCTTCAGCTTCCCATGGTTGAGCCATGTATTCTTTAGTTGTACTAGTGATACAAATATATTCTACACCATACCAAGTTTTTGTACAAAATCCTGTATCAACAAGCTCTTTACGAGCGCCTTGCTTTACATGAACCATTTCGTGAAAAATGGCTGTGACCATATCATCTATATCAATTCCTTTTTGGATTTCTATTTCAAATGTACGATTATCGACCTGTAAACAATATCCGTCTACGGTGTCATAGATATTTTTAATTTCAATAGTAATATCTAATGTTTTCATGCGTGGCATAAGTTTGTGCACAGCAAATTCTGCAGCTTCCATACATAGCCGCCGTTCTTTTGCTGTGCCACCGATTACTTCAATAATATTCATGATTGCTCCTCTTCAATTGTAGGTCTATTATACCCTATAATACAAGCAATGTACATGTTTATTTTTCGTTTAATTCATCTACTCTTTTTTTTAAATAAACAACAATAGGTTTCATAGCAATACTATATTTCATTTTTTCTTCAGCTAATAAAATTTCTTTTTTTAAAATTGCTATATGATTATTTTTTGCCATGGACTTCAATTTCAACATTATCTGAAGCTTGAAATTTTAATTTATTATGTTTATGATGTAATACAAACTTTACTCTTTGGTGTTTACCAGTACCATCAAAATCTTTAAACATATTTTTCCATAGTGGTCGCCAATTATTTGCAAGGCGATGATTATTCATACCACCTCTGTCAGAGTTTATGACAACATCTGTGTAACTACGTAAATTAAAATCAAATATAGAATCAAATCCCCAAAGATGTACTTCATCAGCTTTTAGTTTCTCGCATGCATAATACGTTGCCATATGACCACAATTAAAGTCTGTGTAGTTAGCAGCATATTTAGGTAGTTTAGTATAAAATTCTTTTATTTGACCTGCAATTTGTAAATGAAATTTTGGATTTCTATTACAATATTCTTTTGGTCTTGCTCCACAAATCCATTCTCCTGGAATAGTAACTCCACCTTTATGAAGTGTATTCATCATTTTAAAATCTACAATGCAAGTAGCATAAACACCATCAACTGTAAATGGAGAAACATTACAAGTAAGTTTTAGCCCTTTTCTTTTCGGCTCTTCATTGTAATATACTGCACAATCACCGTTTCCAATTATTTGTACAATTCTAGGCATTACATCATACTCCTAATTCTATCATTACCTTTTTCTCCAGTCCAATGCATAATAGATATTTGGCCTTGATAATCATCATTCTCAATTTGTAATCTCATTACATTATATTTACTAGGCAAAGGATTAATCCACGTCATTTGAGTAATAGGATTTAATATGCCATGAAGCATTTCTTGGTCGCCAATATTTTGTTCTTGGGCAATAGCATTACACCATTGCGCTAATATTCCTGGCTTATTAATAAATCCTACAACACCAGAATTATACCATGTTTCTCCTCTACGTTTAGTCCACGGTTTATCTTCAATCATATTGAGTTTGTTAGGCTCGAGTAAATCAAACATACTATCAATATTTTTTACTACTTGACAGTCAGTATCAAGCCAAATAGCTTTTTTAGATGGCACATGATACATAGCTAAAGGTTTTAAGAACCACCCCTTTTCTTTACCTTTACTCTGTAAACTCATTACTGCTTTTACGCATGGATGATTTACTGCTATTTTATTCATCTCGGGTGACATACCGAAATCAGCAATTATTAGTTTAGTTTTATTTCTTTGTTTTTTAAAATTTTTCAAAAACCATGGCAATTGCCATTCTGTTTTATGATCACAACCTGTCAGAAAAATTTGGTCTTGAATTTCCATGCTATTCATTATATAATCTCGTATGTCTCATCGTATCTATGTTTAGCCAAACAACCAGCTTCTTTTTGAATTGTAGTAAATGAATCAGAAGCTATACAAATCCATGGATATAATTCTTCTAACCATGGAAATAAATCTAAGTTTAAAAATACATCTGTTGGTGCTGCTTCTATTTTTGCCTTTTCCATCAATTCTTTTGCACCGCTTGGACTTACTATATATCCATGCGCTCCACCAAAATATTGTTTTTGTACTAAGCCATCAACACCAATTTTTATTGGCGTATTAAATTTACCGTATGATGGTTTTGAAAATGTTATTACTTTATTAAATTTAAAATTAGGTGGTAATGAACCAGTAACAATGGCATCGTGTTCAAATATAGCTATGTTCTCTTTTGTTTGTACAGCTTTTTTCCATAAATAATAATGAGATAAAAATGCTGCTATACAATTTTCTACTCTAGAATATTTTTCTGCAAAACCATGTGGAGAAATACCTAATTTGTGTATGAGCTCAATTGGATTATCTGTTGGTGTAGTAGCTTTAAATCTTTCGATTTCAAATCCATATTTTTTACCAGACTTTATACATCGATTTGCTGCTTGCACTGATTTCTCAAGTGATTCAATTGTAATTACAAAAGATTTCATTTTTAATCCGTAGTTGTTGATGGTAAACCTTGAACATGTGTATAATATTTAGTAGTAACGCCCATTTTTTTAACTAATTGTTTACACATAATTGCATCATTTGGCCATAATCCATAATCATCTACTGCTGCTATAACAGCACTAGCTCCTTTAGGTTTAATTATGTATGCGCTATTTCCAGCTAAACCTTGAGGAATATCAAATGCATCAACTGTAGGAATCTTACAAATATGATCGTAACCTTTTTCTCTTTCATTTTTAATGCATTGATCAAATTGCCTTGCTTTACGTGTGGCACCTATTGGATTATTTAATCCTACAATATTATATCTCGATTTTATAATAAATTCTGGATTAAGTTTATATTTAAAAACTGAATCATGCTCTAGCACTAAAATAGGTTCATTCGTGTTTTGACACTCTTGCCATATTTTATAGTGACTAGCAGCGCATGCTACTCGAGCAAGAGGATCACGAGTTTGATATGCTGATTTTTTTAAACCACTACGCATATCAGTTTCTTCACCTTCCCATGGATAATTCCATTCTATACCGTAATCAGCCATTACTTCGCCGCAATCGATAGGAGTGCAAGCTTCGAAGTTTTTTACTTCAAATTCATTGCCAACGTGGTGGGATGATGCAATACAAGTTTCAGCAGCCTTTTCTGATAACAGATGACCTAAAATAGTTATTACATATGCTTTCATGATCTTAACTCTATAATATAACTATCTGCATGTCCAGTTAATTTGCGATGATCATGTCTTAAAACTCTTAAGCCAGATCTTTCTAAAGAATTAAGAAAAAGTTGATTATCCATCAAGTTATATCGATCAGGAAATCTTTGTATCCAATGATGTTCCATTTCTGTATCATTCATTAATTCTAAAGGCCAAACATCCTCAATAAAATATACACCATCTTTTTTCAACGTTCTATATAGATTTTCAAATGTTTCTTTATTAGCTTTTGGTGTATGCATACCGTCATCAATAATAATATCAAATTTAGTAGATTTGCCAAATTTATCTCGTAACATTTTATACAAATTAGGATCTGTACTATTTGCCTTTAGCCAATGTGTACGATCATCATGATCCATATAAGCTTCGATATCTTCTGGATTTGTGCGTTCAAAAATATCAATGCCATACATATGGGCATGAGGAAAATAATCTAATAATGCTTCTGTACTATGGCCATTAAACACCCCGATTTCTAAGATTCTTAGATCTGTTTTATCTTTTAGTTTTTTAAATACAGGTTCATAGATTTTTTCGTATCGATGTTTTTTAGTTTTATCACATCCGTACTTATTAAATAGATTTCCGAGTTCACTCATTATCTAATCTCCAATAATTTTTAGTTGGTCCACTATCAAAATCAAATCCCCACATATCAATATCTTTTTTATACCAGTCGGCAATGATTTGAATTGTTTCTTTGTTGTACATATCTTTATATGTACCCTTATTCATAGCGGTTACATTTCGAGGGCGTGACATCATTGGGATTTTAAAATAAGCAATTAGATCTTTATTGAGATGTTCTAATCTTAGCATATCACATTTAAGTTTACCTTTAGAATCGGTAACATGATCAACGGCTGGATACCATCCACGTACAGCTCTATGCCACATATATTCTTTATCGCCCCATTTATGCCGTTCTTCTAAGAAAGCTTCAAAGGTAGATGTATCAGCGTAATCTTTCTTTTGTTTTTTCTCAACTTCAATAACTTTTTTTGCGAAAAAATACCGTGAAACCACTCTATCCCATGGATTACGAACGATTGCAAATGCATCATGTGATTTTGTATATTTAGGCTTTAGATCTATCCAACGAGCATGTTCTATACCATGGTGATCACCAATGGCATTCATAGTTTTTAATAAACCATTTGTATATTCTGGAGATTTGTGTGTATGTGCACCATTAATTAGAATTTTATCTTTTAGAAATGGGCTATGTCTAATTGTCATACCTGCATTTTTTGGAATATGCACAAATATTTTTTTAGAAATATTATCAATAATCATACTTTAGTCATTAACTCCTTTACATTTTCACCCTTATTAGGTAATTTATCTTTTAAGAAGAAATGTACAAAGTTTGCTTCTTTAATTCTTTCAGGTCGTACAGCTGTAAACAGCGCATTCCATTTCCAATCAAGTCTTTGTACATTCATACCGCATGTATTTATCCAGTAGTTAAGCAGCGTTTGATCTGTAGACCATTTCCACGGTCCTACACCATCAACGAATTTTTTAAATTCCGGTCTGCGGATGAATTGTTCTGGAGTTTGGTTATTAAGATATTCGGCAAATGATTTATTCATAACCATCATACCCATATTCATAAATGGAAAACCTGTTTTGTCATTATATTGACCATACCATGCAGGAATCTTAAGAGTTCCATATTGCATGCGAGAATAACCTAATATTTTTTGATTATACCATGGATCGATTGGTAATTCAGATTCTACTACACCACCAAAATCCGTATCAGGATGCATCTCTAAAAAAATATTTGGTGCGCCTGGTCTAATCCAAATATCAGCATCAATGATTGCAATTTGATCATAGTCTTTAAAATAAGAAAAAGCGTTTTCCTTCTCAAAAATTGGAAGAAAACCGCCATGTTTCTCGTATGACTCTTTACTACGACCAGTAGCAAAAACGTCAGGTTTTATTCGTAGTTTAGGTACGCCTTGAACTATATGATCAATGCCATGCATATCACAGTATACTTTAGCTGATTCTATGCAGTGTTTATATAATCTAGATTTTGCGCCAACAGCGACTTGGTAAATCAATCTTTTCATAATTACTCACTTGTTTTAATTATATATCACTTCTTTTTCTTAATAGCATCTGCTCCAAAGAATGCAGCCACTAAAACAGAAATTGAAACAAAATAAGTTGGTGCAATATCAGCAATTAATCCCGCAGCTTTATCTTGTCCCATTAAAGTTGTAATCAAAATTGTTGCTGGATATAATAACATTCCAAATAATGCAAACCAAGTCATTTTTCTCATAGCATCTCTTTGCGCATCAGCATCTTCAAGTTCTTTACGCTTAAATTCCATGTGCATTTCAAGTTCTTCTGCGGTGATGTGTCCATCACCGTTAGTATCCGCATCATCTAAGCCCGCTATTGTTTTCGTATTTTCGGTCATTGCTTTCGTACTCCGTAATGATTGCTTCTGCAATCTCTAATGCTTCTCTAAAATCATTACGAAGTGAATTCGATTGGTGACCGAACTCTAAAAACCACTTTAGGCTATTTATATCAGAACCCATAGGTTCTTTAAATTTGTAATCAGCGGTGATCTCTTCAAACCTAGTTCGAAGATTAATCATTTCTACTATTGACATTCAATGAGAGCCTTTTCTATTTCTACAAATAAGTATTCTTCTAAGTCATCTTCATTAGTCTGGAAGCGAATACCGATACCTCCAGCTTTTTTCCAACTTCTAATATTTTCTGGCTTATCGTCTATCAGAATATTAGGTTTTCGAGTTAGAGTATTCAATGCATACTTATGTTTATTGGAAGTAAAAATCATATCTTCGACTAAATCAGGTGTAAAAAACTTATCTTCTAACCATCTTCGTTTCCAGTATGATGAATTCATTGTATCACCTCTTAAAGGTGAAGAACAAATACCCCAATTTGTATTATATAACTTAGTAGCTTTTTTGACATAATCGATAATTTTGTTTGCTTCGTCAAAAGCTTCTAATTCATAAAAGAAATTAGTATTTGCAAGGGTAGCAAAAGCAACTTCTCTATCTTGAATCGATTTCCAATGTTTGACATTGAATCTTTTTTCGACTCCACCGAAGAAGTCAACTAGTACACCATCCATATCTAAATATACAGTCATTATGCTACCTCCATCATTTCTTGCTGAATTTGATCATATGATCTTACTGCAGCTATAAACTGATGTTTATTAGCAAGTAGCGGGTATTTCTTAATTGCTACTGTAATAAACTCTTCACGAGTAACATTATAGTATTCACAAGCTAATTCTTGTGCTTCTAATAATTCAACTTCTATTCTCATAATTTAGCTCCTCTTTAATTATGGATCTATTATACCATAGAATGGAGCATTTGTACATGCTAAAAACGCATTAAGATGAAAATAATTTACGGCGGTCAAATTCTGCTTTTGTTTCCATTAACAAATCAACATAATTATCGCGGTGTTCTTTAAATACTATAGGGTGATTATCATCCACATCCATAACAATAACTGTATTTGTAATTGGCAATCCGCTACGTTCTTCGAACATAATAGCGTATGCTGTCATTTGTGCAAAATAATTAGGTACTTGTTCTTTCTTCTTTGGGTATCTCGATGTTTTAAAATCTACAATAGATGGAACACCATCATATTCTGCTATGCAATCAACACGACCAGCCAACCCAAGATGGCGACTAAAAAGAGCACTTTCGAGACCAAAGATTTTCCCGATAGATTTATCAAGAATTGGCCTGAGATTTTGAAGACTTTGCTTAACATGCGGGAGAAACTCTGATGTATCTTCATTTTTTAGGTATCTTTCTATAATAGAGTGTACTGATGTACCACGACTTGACGCACGATGGCCAACACGGTTTGCTTCTTCTTCGCCTACCCTTTTACGCCATGCAGCAATCTTTTCCTCGTTAATAATACTTAAAACACTGGTCACACTAGGATATTGACTACCATCTGGTGTATTATAGACTCTTTTACCATTGCTGTTTTCTGTAACTAAGTCATCATAACCAAGATCTAAATATTCATGTTCAAATACTCGGGTCATCTCATTCCTAACATTTCTTTTGTCATTATATAATCTCTTAAAAAATCAGATCTTACAATATCGTGCCAATCAAATGTCACAACACTGAAGTTCTTTAGTTGTTCTACAATACGTAAAAACCTTTGAATACCATTTTTTTCTGAATCATCTTTAAAATCTGATTGGTAATAATCACCACAAAAAATAATACGAGTATTTTCTCCAACGCGAGTAATAATAGAATCTAATTCATGAAAATTTAAATTTTGCATCTCGTCAACAATAATGATACTATTATCAATAGTAAGACCACGAATAAAGGATGTAGTAGTAAACTCGAGTTGTTTTGATGCCACCAATTTATTATACGCTGCTTGATCATTTAATAGTTGCATACAAATACTTTGATACGGTATTTCGTATGGACCTTTCTTTTCTTCCATAGTTCCGGGTAAAAATCCCATATCACGCGTAGGTACTACAGAACGCACAAGGATTATTTTTTTATATGGAGTAGATTTTTCTACGATAGCTTCTAAAGCTAAATAGAGTGCAATAAAAGTTTTACCAGTTCCTGCAGAACCAGCTAACACCATATTATCACCTTCATCCCAAGCTTCATATACTTTTGTTTGATTTTCAGTAATTGGTTCATGTACAACCAGATCTTGAACGGTAGCAGTAGACTTATTCATGCTTATCAACCCATTTCAATTCTTCAATTAATCGTAAGTACCATTTTCTATCATGTTCGTCAGACGCCTTATGAAAATCATCATAGAGTTGCCTAATACGAATATGTATATACTCGCTTTTAGTCTTCTTTGTACCGCGTCTCATATATTAATAGTATTTTTTCTACCAGAATTTTTCTTAATTCTACCGAGATGATCTTGCCAATCTTTTCCTGCTCGAGCAACGTTATCTTGTAAAGGTTGAGTTGTAAAATTAGGAGTTGACAGAGTTTTTACTATGTCGTCATCTTCTAACATTTGAGCCAAATCGTCAAATGAACACATCACGTCCCAATGTTCTCCAGTAGATAATCTTTTGAGTGTATAAGTTGGCATTACTTTTTATCAACTCTTGGTACAGGTGTCAAATGTGAAAATTTAGCAGTGCTTTCACGAATATCTTGTTTAACTTCATTAATTCTATGATTCATCCATGAAATTGCAGTACTAATATGACCGGTATCATGAGGTGCCAGTCTTGATTCTGCAAGCTTTACTTCTTGATATAAAAAATCTAATTTATCCAAATTGTCCATTACATTCCTCCTTACCTGAACACTCCTTTGGGAAACAATGGCCTTTCATATGATAATACTCATTTTCGTAAGAAGATTCCCACATTTTTTCATCTATCATATATTCACACTGTGCTTGTGTCATAGGTTGCTGTAAAGCAAGTTGGCCAATATAATGATGATCGGTACCATCACTACCCCACATTGATATAACTAATATAAAAACTTTATCCATAACATCTTTCCTGAAACCATCCAGGCTTCGCTCGTTTAGTCCAAACCATTTTGAAACGATCTTGTTTTGTTTGATAGAATGCACGATATGACAATACTGGATTTTCTAGCATACACTCAGGATTTGATTTCATTGCTAATTTGAACGGAGTCATTTTCCCTTTCGGTATATTTTTTGGTCGAATCCACAAAGGTTCTAGTAATCCTGCAGATCTGTGGACTTTATTATACCTATATGTATATTCGTCACATAAGGCTTGAAAATGTTGCCAATGCCATCGATAATTAAAATCTGATTCCATAGTCCATACAGTGCACGGATGCTTGTAATGTACAGCCTTGTAAAGTAAGTTGTCCATTTCTGGATCATTGAAAAGTCGATAGTGTTTTACCATTCGTTTACCAGATTTTGATGGTGCAATTTGAATTGTGCCGTCTAACATGCGATGAGCTGTAGATAGCATTTGTGCAGATTCTACAATCATTTTTACTACGTGCTTGTCGCATTGCTGTTGTGCTGCAACTATTGGATCTTTATCAAGAATAAAAATATTCATAACGCTTTATACCTCTATTATATATTGCTTTATTATACACTGTTTCTGCTTCAATGTACATGATTAATTGGTACTTAACTCTTTCATTTAATACTAAAGCATGATTAGGATTTCTATCTAACCATTTCCAAGTTATAAATGTGTCTATATTACCTTTATTAATATTTTCGTATACAAATGGAGTTAGACGTAAAACTTCTTCTTTATTGTGGTATTTAAAATCACATTTACCAAAAAATTCATGTTCTGTATCGTGGTCGAATCCTTCGAATAGTGTATGACCACTACCCTTTACGCTGCATAAGTGTCTTTCTGGAAATTCAAAAGACCATTGACGAGCAGCCACATGGCGAGCTCGAGTATCAGCGATAACTTTTTTATCCAGATAATTCATGAATTCCTGGTTAACTATACCGCTATATTTCATGGGGTACTACCTCCGGCTTAATTAAGATATACTTATTATACCATATGGGCCGAAAATGTACACCAATTTATTTTGATTTAAGTGGGATTTGCTTGATATTTTTCTAACATTTCTATGATAAAATCTCTCTTAGCTATAATTTTCTTTGATTGCTCGACTCGGCCTTTCTTCGCAAGTCTTAATGCATAATCAGTAAGTTCTTTAGTGTCCTTAATGAGTCGTTCTTTTTGAGCAAATACCATTAGAGTTTTCTCCAATAAAAAAGAGCATGGCACAAATTGCGCACATGCTCGAAGGTTAGTTGTTAAAATTAAGCTATTCTCCGATAAGACCAGGGAATGCCTCCTGTATAACTGCTTTAGTCACACCTTTTGGTGTCTTCTTATTAATCATATCTACCATTAATTTAGCATCTTCTGGGTGGATTGATTCTACAATCGAAAGAAAAACTCTTTCTCTTTTAAATTGCGGCAACTCTTCACCCTTACCACCTTTGACAAAGTATGTAAACTTTGTGTTCTGCCTAGTCAGATTAGTTGGCGCGTTATGCGGTTCACATGCTTTATAGGGAACTTCTCCTGGAGGTAAATGCCAATGTACTCTTGGATCCATAGATCCTTTTATAATATCTTTTAAAGCCCATGTTTCATTTTGTTTTAAGATAGAAATTTTAGTTTCTTTATCTTCGGCTTTACTTACTTCTTCTAATACTTCATGTACGAATCTTCTCATCAAATAAACTCCTGAACCGATTCAATCAACTGGTTACACCTTTTATTTATAAGATACGGAAACACCAAACCTTTGTTATTCCACGGATCTTGTGAATTAAATTCTTGAATGATTTCATTTTTTAAGTCTTGTGGTGTTTCTGCCAAATCGATTAACTTTTTATTACGACAGTAATTACGATACCAACTTGCTGCATACAATAACTCGCCTTCATTAAGATCTTCTATAATAGTATCTAGTTTTTTCTTTGATAGCGGAGTCTGCCTTCTACTTTCTACAAACACATCGTCATCTGATAAAACATTAGGTACACCATCTGAGGTATCGCCACGCATAATTTGTTCTACTAAGAACGCACGAGGATTCTTTTCTGTAACAAGCTTTTTCTGGACTGGAGAAAACTGTGTAACGTTGTCATATTTCTGTAATTGTACAAAGTCTTTATCACCAGAAATAATCATAACATCCTCGTATTGACCAAAATCTTGAGTATTTTCTACCAGCGTGGCAATAATATCATCAGCTTCGCAACCGTTTATATGTAATACTTTGTATGGAAAGTTTTCTTTGATTTCTTCGCGTACATTATTCATAATAGTAAATGCAGCATTCCAATCAAATGAAGATGAATCGCGAGTCTTTTTACGATTTGCTTTGTATTGAGGATAGTGTGATTTACGCCAGTTATTGGGTCCATCGCATGCAAGTACGAGTTCACCATACTTATCTTTGTATTTAGTGCGATACATCCGCAACGTATTAAGAATCATATGACGAATCATATTTTCTTCGTTAAGTTTTTGTACTGCAATATTGGCAACGGCGATTGCACTGAAGTCTACTAGTATCATAACAAATCCTATCTATAGTATTCTTTAAAGTCATTTATGTTGGTTTTGAGGCCTTGTACAGTTATCTCAGGGTTTCCACCACTTGGTCCACTTGCTATCCAATCGATAACATTCAGATTGTATATGTCTAATATTTCTAAAAAATCAGACACACATACATCGTATGCACAAATAAAGGTGTATTTAGTTTTACCATTAGCGTATTTCATTTTAGCTCCATCTCAATTATGGATCTATTATACCACTATTTTCCGTAAATGTACATGTATATTTTTACTTGATACGAAAAAACTTCAGGATATATTTCTGGATTTGCTAGCTTATCGCCATAAAATGCTATAAGTTTTTCGGTAAATGTCTCGAATGGATCTTGCATCCTATAAACTCATTATAGTAATCGTCTCTTAATAAGACGTCGTTATCAAATTGTAATTTCGCTTCATAATATGACATCTCACCTTTAGTTTTACATAGCCTTAAGATTTCTCTTTTGTAACTATTTTTCCCTCGTTGTTCAATGAGTATTTGAAGTTCTTTATTAGATCCATAATATTCTCGCCAGTCGGACTCGACTCGGGTTTTTTTCCTTCGAGCTCTTTTACTATTTTTTGGTAATATTTTAGGCCGCCAGAAGTTCTTCTTACCGATATATTTTTTGTCTGTATCCAATTCTGTGATGACATACACAAATCCTTGGTACTCATCGGGGGTTTCATCATATTTAGATTCATTATAATACCACATACTATTATATATTAATTTCAGATATGTCTTCTACATCAGTTTCGATTCCGCAAATAGGGCAATATCCTGGATGTTCACCGTTATTTACTAATACGATTGTTGCTGATTCACACTCTTCGCATTCTATCCGGTACTCGTTTTCCACTATGCTTTATTATCTCCATTTTACGGTTATCGTCGCAATAAAACCATTCTTTTATTTCTTCTAAAGAACGACCACAGCCTAAGCAATGGTCGTTTTCTATAGTGCACACCTTAATACACGGTGACGGTATTTTAGAAGTCGATTTCACAAGCTCCACCAGCACAAGCTGCAGCAGCTAATGTGTCAACATCAGTAAATTTTTGTTGAGTCAAATCTGTTTTCCAATTTACAGGTTTTAGATTTTGCTGGATTTTATTCCATTTGTGTAGAAGATAAGCATCTTTCAAACAATGCTCTGCTTTTTTCATATCAGACTTAAAGTAGTTATTTGCAAAGTTTTCAAAACGTCTGATCCAATCTTGTCTTGCAGAGTTTTCAGCAGACTCAAGGCTAATGTCCATGCCCATACCTTGAGCTGTAGAACATGCATCCCACAAATTAGGGAACACTTTCATTGCATCAACAACGAGACCTGACGCAAAGATAGCTGCTGTTCCATATTTTTTAACCATTTGTTTTTCGTCAATAACTGCAGTGTTTGGTGCTTGATTGTAGTCTTTGTCTCCAGTTGGAGATAAGAATGAAATACCTGAGAATGAATAACGATTCTCAAATACATATTTTTCTACTTCGTTCCAATCATCTACAATAATAGTGTTTGATACATTATGGCGAATGCCTTCATCTGCACATAGTTCTTCATTTGTTCCTGCAATCACCCAATGTTTTTGTGCTTTAGCAACTAATTCTAAGTGCTTTACACCATATAGGTCGTCTTTATACATTGATCCTTTTTTTGGAACAATAGGAAACGACACCACAACATCAGTTCCGTTTGCAGACCATACAGATTCTTCAACCATATATGGATTTGCTTTTGTAATTGCTTGAGTAATTTCAGACTCTTTGTTCATTTGGACGTTACGGATGTACAAGCTGGAATGTTCTGCGTGGATTCCGCTTGCTGTTTGTAAGAGGACGCTTGCGTTACCGCTTGGCTTAACGCATGTAGTCCGAGCAGCAGGATTAATGCCAATGATAGCAGCAACCTCTCTATTGACTTCTTTAACAATCTTTGCTCCTTTTTGTAGAACTTTTTCGTCAAATAAGACTTTAGGATTATTCATCCATCCAGTAATAGAAACTCCAAGCAATGCTTCTCTATCAAAAATATTTTTAGAAATTGGACTTAAGAATTCAAAATCTGTGTATCCTGCTTGTAATGTACCTAAAATAGCGGCAGACCTACAGGCCAAATAAAAGTCTTCTTCTGTATGGCATTTGCCACCATTTATTTCTGTTAAGTTACAACCTTGCCAACCTGATTCTCCATCATATTGTGGAAACATACCAATCTCAACACAAGGGTTTGTTGTATGTTCTTTTGAAGTTGTAAAGTAAAAACCTGGCTCGCCAAATGATTTAACTGATTCCATAATCTTTGTAAACATTTGAGGAGTTGCTTCATCTCGAACAATTACAGCAGAATTATTTGAACGTCCACGTTGTGGATTGTCCATAAACCAGTTACCTGTCTTTGCTGTCATCATTTCATCGTCTTCTGGAGAAAACAAACAAATAGTTGCAGAACGACGGACACCACCAGAAAGAACAGCATCTGCTGCATGCATACAAATATCATATACAACAAGAGGAGTAATATTTACAGGATCCTTAGAATCTATCACCTTTGCTTGTAACATATGTTCAATTTTATCTAAAGATTTGCGTAAGCCTTCTGGACCTGGAGCTTTAAACCCACCAGAAATTTTTGCACCCTTTGGGCGAATTTGTGATAAGTCAAAAAATACTCTACGACCTTCAAATTCTGGATGTTTACCACCACCGACAAAATACGAAGACATAAGGACATCAAGAGCAGAAGCCCAACCTTCAATTGAATCTTCAATTACATATCCTTTGGCTTGTTTTGTCCGCGCTTGAAGTTGTGGTAATTTTGCAACGTGATGTTGTTGAACAGAAAAACCTGCACCTGCGCCACAAAGTAAAATATAAAAATATTCGCCAAAAAAAGCAGGACGATCTGCATAAGATGACGTACAGTTGTACATACGCATTTGATGTTTTTGCAACTGCTCTCCACCAAACTGAAGAGCTCGTTGTGCACCAAGAACTCTTTGTTCTCTGTACGCATCTTTTGCTTCATTGAGATATGGTGCTAACAAGTTTGAGTGTGTATTATAATTTTGGTCGTGCATTTCGATAACACGATCGACTGCTTCATTCCAGTTTTCATATTGTCCAGTATCTTCCTTGAAACGAGAATATCCATCATAGAATCGAGTTTCGGACAAAAACTCCCTCGTGTCTACAAACTGTGTTTGCATACCCATATACCTCTTTTTTTGATTGTTTAATAGATGTAGTATTATATATCATTTTCACTGTTTTGTAAACAGCTAAATCACGTCTCTGGAAGAAAATATTTATTAATCATTTCAATTTGGTCGTCATATTTTGCTAATTCATCTAGTTCAATTTGAATTGCTTCAATAATATCGGAATGTTCTCCGATACCGGCTGGATTTGCAAGATATACTTCAATGTTTGCGATACGCTTGTCGACGTTGCCCTTCGCGTAGGCTAATGCTGCTGTCAGTAGTAGGTCTCTCATTCTTTTCTTTCCTTAACATGTCAAATGCCCACGTAATTTCTCTGCATTGCCAGCATTTACTACAATGGCCGGCTTGAAAATGTAGGCAACTTTGTGATTCACTAATATCTATACCTTCTTTATGAGCAAGGTCTATAATGTGATATTTGTACATATGTAAAAATGGTGCTTTTACATTTTTAAACGGTATATAAAATGGCCTGTATGGCCGACCATCTATATCGAATTGTGGAAAATGCTCAATAGGTGGTTGAACATTTAATCCTAAATAAATATCCAATCCTCGAATATGTTGAATTGCTTTTACTAGCATTTCTTTTGGATTAGATGGATCAACATTAATTGTGTTAGGCCATTCACCAATATGTTCAGCAACTGTTAAAGGCGTATCAAAACCATCGCCTCTATCTGCTGTATAAACTTTAACTTCAGTATGTCTACTTAAAAGATGATATAAGACAAGACTATCAATACCGCCTGACATTAACAAAGCTACTTTTTTAGCGGGTTCGAGAGTAACTATCCTTCGATCCCAAGTAGGTCCACATTTATATTCTATCATATAACAACTTTGCCTTCCGCGATTAATCTTTCTCTGTTAGCCATATGTTGATCTTGAATATCATCTTTTGATTGACCATGGTATTCTACAGCGTGTCCTTCATTAACAAGCGTATCGGTTATACGAACTCCGTCAACAATGAAGTCTCCTAAGATTCTACCAAATTTACCTTTAGCATCTTCTCCATCTCTATCTACTTCTGTTTTTAGTACTTGAATGGATCCCTCTGGAATAAGTTCTTTTAATCTATCTTTTGCTGCAAGTCCAAAAACCTTCTCAACTTTATCAGAAGTTCGAGATTCAGGTGTATCTATACCCATTACACGTACGCGCTCATCTTTCATCCATATACCAAATCCAAGATCAATATCTATATCAACAGTATCGCCGTCAACTACTCTATTAATTGTTGCTCTATATTCGTACATTACTCTTCTCCCAACAATTTTGCAGCATTAAATTCGTTTAGTCCATCAATTTTACAATTGCGTTTACGGTGACCATTCCATGCTACAAATCCTCCAATGCGTAAAGCCCAATATGCTAGATTGTTAAGAAAGTGAAATCCATTTTGTTCGATATTAATATCTCTAAATATTTCATCAGCTTTCTTTTGGTCTATTACACCCATTGTTTCTTTTTTGCCAGCTCTTAATAGGGTTTCATACTTATATGCATAATCATGCACTAAGCCACCCATTAATAATACTCCGGTCGGTGATAACCAAGTATGTAAAAACTTTGGTATCGATGCTCCATCAAATTTGAATCCTGCTGGTATTACAAAATGTTCACCATCAATTTCATACGCCCAATCTTGTGCTACCATCCAGTGTCTAGTTCCTGTTAACCACATCCATATAGCACCCCAAAAACCTTTACGCGCAGTATCAATTTTTAATGGTTTTAATTGTGGCATATCAATATACCTAAAACCGACAATATCTTCGTCTTGATCAACTCCTAATCTATTGATTAGCCATCCTATAATAATTAATACGCCTACTACTGTGAATTGCCACCATGTGGTGAGTTGATCAATTAAAAAGTCCATTGGTTTCTCCTAACGCTTTGGTCCTAATACTGCATCTACATCTGTTACAAATCTTATAATATTATATTCTGCGTCATGTTCTACTTCTAATTTTTTACATGCCAATCGTACAGATCCACTGTATACCTTTGACCTACCACCTCGCAAAGTTCTTTCGATACTCCGCTTTGCGCTAAGACATTCACTTACGCTATCTCTAATTGTAAATTCTTTAAGAGTCGTCGGCTCTCCAAAGAACATTAGTAATACAAAAAATTCTCCTACCATTTTAATGACCGCTATGATTTGAAGGTGGCTTGATATTATTCATATCATGTACCATACCCATCATATCCTTTCTTATACCTTTTACCTCTGCCTCTAATTGTTCGATACGATCTTTATAGAAGTTAAGAGTAAGTTGTTGCTGTTGATCATATGGAGCCTCACCTGCTTCAATTTGATTTGTCAATTTTTCAAGTTCACCTGCTAAATGTTCAATCAACATAAACTGTTCAGAATCAGCTGGTAGTGAACCCATCTCACCTCTTGGCCATTTAATTCTAAACTCAGTATTCATGCCTAGATCGGCTTCAGTCATAATAAGTTTATTTTCAATTGTATTCAATCGTTCTATTATTCCGAAGTATGCCCAAGTTCCAATTGCTGCTCCTACTACCATCGCAATTAGATTC